CGGAGATGTGTATAAGAGACAGTTTCTATTGAGGTAGCTCCACCAGTAGCTACAGTTATATTGCCTATTTGTGCTACCGCTTGAACGCCTTTTTCGTTGCCAGAATATAAATCTACCCATTGTTCACCAGTCCATAACTGTAACTGGTTAGTAGAAAGATTCCATATAATATCACCCTTGTTAAATTTATTTTCATTACGTTGTGTTTCATTTACTGATAATGTTGCGTCAACGTCAACCGTGTTTAAACTCAGTTCTAAAACTCTTACTAGTCTATTAAACGTCTCAGAAGAGATCTCGCCTATCGATGTAGGTAATCGGGTCTGTAACAATTTTCCCATTATCTTCTACCATCGGGTCTAAAATCTAGTCTCATCGCTCCTACTCTAAAACCCACCCCTTGAGCAGTTCCTGAACTACCGTCATCATCAGACTCAATTCTTAAAACAGCTTGTCTACCTCTAACTCGTGTATCTATTTTAGTAGTTGCTGAATCACACGTACTGGTTACAACTGTTGTTAACGCTTCTCCAGGAAAATTTCTCCGTTTTAAAACAACGTTTACAGTTTGTCCTCCACTCCCTGTAGAACCTGTTCCCGTAAATTGAATATCTGGGATAACCCGTTTTATAAATTGAAAATCTTCTCCTGCGGGATCAATATCAAAATCACTAGACTCGATAAAAACATTCGTCATAGCCGAGCCGTCATTATCGTTTCCTGTTTCATGGTTGTATAAATACCCGACATCCGATGAGGAAGACGTTGCTTTTGGATCATTAAAAATTCCTTCGTCTAGCCAACAGGTTCTTGAAAGAGAGCCTATAGTCCAAACATTTTCTTCGTAATTAAAAACCACGTATTTATCTATAACGTTTGAATCTTCAGTACAATAAAACCAACCTACTTCGTCAAAAGCTTTATTAACAAAACCAAAAATTTGAAAACTTTGACTTTCGTTTATATCTCCAAAAACGTATGCCTGTACCGTACAGGGTATTTCTTGAACAGAACCGTTGTAAGCATAAAAACCTTTTTTATCCATCCAAAAAATTCCTTTAGGAGTATTAACCATAGCATTAGGACCAACTAACCCTACTCCCTCATTAACTAAGTTAAGACCAAAAGTAAACGGTTGTCCAATAAAACTCATTGAATACAGAGCTGTATCTGTCCAAACCAAGGTTTCTTGTTTTGCTCGTACTGCACCAATAATAGAAGACCCTGCTGAAAGTCTAAAAGACCCTGCAGTATTAGTTGCTAAAGGCTCCCATTCGGCAGCATTTTCTTGATCACTCCAAGCAACAAACATAGGATCAATACTTCCCGTTCTAGCAGTGCTTCCTGTGTTTAATGGGTCGGCACCAAAACAAATTACGTGTCGATCGATATCAGAAACCAGTACTTGTAAAGCTACCGTCGGTGTTAGATTGGCTCCCGATAAATCAGAAAGAGGGATAGCACGAGTCGTTAAGCCGTTAGACTGGTCCCAATAAAAAACACCTCCTAAACGAGGGTTAATAATTAAATCTTCTCCGAAATTATCATGAGACCACAATCTTAATTGGTTATTGAATGTTAACGCTGTCGTGGATCCGAAAGTTCCTGCTCCCCATAGTCCTGCTCCCCACCCTGTGGATTGTACGTAAACATCAAGACCTACAGTAAGCTGGTATTTACCTATAACAGTTCCTTGACCATTTCCAGTATCACTTGGATTAGCTGTGGTTGTTGCGGTAAACGTGTACGTATCTACGGTTGGTGTTGATGTTATTTGATACTCTTGATTTAAAACAGTAGCAGTTATAGTTCCGCCTAAAGAAACAGCACCCGAAAAAGTTACAAAGTCATCAACAGCAGCTCCGTGAGCTGTATCTGTTGCTGTAATAATTGCATTGCCGTTGGTTGCCGCAAAAGAAATTTCATTAGCTCCTGTAGTTGAACGTAATGGGGTTACATCATAATAACCATCTCCGTCTAATACGTAGTATTTCCAAGTAGTTCCGAGTCCAATAAGTTTAGTTCCCGTTAGATTAACCCAAGCGTGTAAAGCTCTGCCTGTTGATTTAAAAGAATTCGCACTCGCTTTAGCCCATCCTCCAATTTTTTCGGGAAGACCTTTTCTGAAACGAACTAAATTAGAATCGAACCAACCACCTTCGTTTGAATAAGCTGTTCCTTCTTTATTGATTCCAGGTTTAAAAAGGAACTTTTGTAAAGGCATCTAACTCTCCTACAATAGTTTATCCACACCTAAAGAAGCAGCAATTAAACCATACAAACCCCATAGAATCAGTTCTAGTCTTTTAAACTTAGCAGAACCTTCGTCAAGACGTTTTTCTATGTATTCGTAACGAATAGCACATTCTCTTTCATGTGCTTCTAATTTAATTAATGCTTCTTTTGTAGTGGTCATGAGTTATTTTTCTTTTGCTTTACCTACGTTGATTGCACACCAATCAATCAATTTATAAACTTTACCAAGCATTTGATCGTCTTTTGGTGTTGGGGTTAAGGCACAAACTAAAGACGCTCCTGAAATAACCCAAGGTGCTAACTGGATTATTTTTAATAACATATCTAACATATTTTTCTCCCTTTAAAGTGGATGATTATCATCCTTTATTAATAAAATAACAGTTCCTACAATTACAAAAACAGCTATAGATAACTGTGTAATTATAAGCAACATTATGATTGATCAGGTGAAGGTGGGAACTCAGGTAACGGTCTGACTGGTGGGTCAGCATCGTTATATACATACAAAGCCTGTAGCTGAGGTACTGTAGTACAAGCGTTAATCATCGTTACTTGGCTTTGGTAAGTCGTTCTAATAGACTCCCTCCAATTATCCCAATCAGTAGGTATTGCTGTTCCGTTTTCAGACTTGCGTACCACATACCAATCGCTAGGTTGTAATAAACCATAAGCTTGGTTATTTTGAGTTGTAATAGCGTTTGATTTTAAACCTGGAGTAACTGTACCGTCAGGATTTGTTGTATCGTTTAAAGACTGAGGAGTCGCTGTTCCGTAAGCTCCTACGACTGTATTTGTATAAGTAACTCCGCCTACGCTTACGCTATCGTAATAGGTAAAAGTTTCGTTGGTATTAATATAGTAACTAGGGTCTTCATAATTACTATTATCGGTTACAACTGGGTAAACCTCTATTGTTGCTAGTTCGTCGTTAGTCCAAGAAGACATTACGTTTGAAGGGTAGTTTACATCCCCATAAGTAATGGCTGTTGGTCTGTTATAAACCTTGGTTACGTTATTGTCTGTATCTACTGATGCCCACATAATTCTATATTACCTCTTTTTAATTAATTTACCTAGCAGTTGCTGGTACTCCTGTTGATGTTACGAATGGATGTTCTGCAAATGCCATGTAGATGTATGTATTACCGCTAACATTTGTATCAGTACTACTTGTTCTCAGTTTAAATCCGTTAGACAATATATCTATATTGTTTTGAGATGTATTGCCTAAATCTGAGCCATTTTCTGCAACTGCTAAATTAGCACCTAATTTTAAATTAGCAACATTTGATGGGTTTCTCTTATGGTCAAACATTTCCCAGTTTGATGCTTGGCTTGTATTTCTAATCATAACCCAAGCAGGTTTAAATCCTGTATAGATAAATGGTCGAACACCACTACCCCCACCGACATACTTGCCAAACTTGCTGTAGCCTTGTTTTTCTGCGAAGGCGTAACAGACATAAGTTGCACTTGCAATATTTACAAATTCATTACCTAAAAATATATGAGTAGCATCAGGAGCGGTATCGCCTGTGTAACTATTTCCGTTAATAGCATCTGTATCATTTATACTTAAATATTCATTAGTGCTATAAGCACTTGATGTAGTAACATTTTTACCCATTACATACCAATCAGCAGTAGCATCCCTTCTTTTCATAATAGTAAATGTTGGTGCTACACCCAATCCATGAGTTAATTTTGATTCTTGTCCATTATTTAATTGGTCATCTCTGCCTGTGTAAGTAATAATGCTAAATCCTGCTGTAGTATTAGCTTGATGAGTACAAGCATTTACACACCCACTTCCTGTACCTGATGCTGAAACTGAGGTTGTCGTACCACCATTGGCTTTCCATTGCCATCCGACATAAGTTCTTCCACTAGCATTACCATCTGAATCTGCATTTAATGAAAAACCATCTGAATCAAAAGATTCAAACATATTTGCATCAGAACCTTCTGCTCCATCAGTGTTTGATTTTAAGTAATAATCAGCACCTCTTGAACTATCATATAAAATATTACTTGTAGCATGGCTTCTGCTTTTATACCAAACCCAGTCTGGCTGCATATCACTATTACCATCGTTAACTATTGCTCTGTCTGAACCACCATTACCAGTCCAAATAGCAGTCTGAAAATGAACCGAACTGTCGTCTATATCTGTATAACTCATATTATCCGTACTCCGCTAAATTCTTTGTGCAAAGGGCAAAAAAAGAGGTTGGCGGTGCATATTCAAAAGTTCCGTAACCATCGGCATCACTTGCTGCACTTGAGATTGCAAAAGATGAATAACCGCCAGTATTTGTTTCTCCACTAGTGTTGCCGTTATAAGTAGAACAAGCAAAAAAGTATGGCTCATCATTTATGGTGCTTCCGTTACTACCAGCAGCAGGGTCAGCACTGTTCATATAAGTTCCGTTTTTATGCCAATATGCTTTATTGTTATCTATATCTACAGCAACACCAATAATATCTCCTGTTGCTGAAGTTACTCCACCACTACTACTGCCTTGCCAATAAATTTGCCCGTTATTCATATAATATCCAGTACTTCCATCACTAGCTTGACCTGTATAATAATTTTGTGCAACACTTGAAGTTGTCCTTGCCACAGGAGTAAGACCAAAAAATGTATTATCACCTGTGCTGTAATTCTTAAATTCCATGTACCACTTTCCATTTGTCATAGCTATGTTGGTATAAGCGGTTGTCCATGATGTTGAACTTCCTTTGCTAAATTTTGTACCACCTTCAGAAAAGGTTATATTATTTGTACCTGAATTAAATATACTTCCATCAGAAAGAAAGGTTTGAAAATTATTAGTAGGCGTGTCCGTAGCTTGGTCGGCTGCTGCAATATTATTCATAGTGTCAGCATCTAAACCTGATGTTGCAGTACCTAAATCAGAACCATCTTGAAATTCTAAAAATTGGCTTGGTGAAGATATTGTTCCGCTATATGCTTTTGGCTTCCAAATACCACTATCTTCATCAACCTCACCTACATCTGAAGGAACAAGTTGTACTTCACTTACAAATAGATAATCAGCTACATAACCACAATATCCTGCTCCCCATGCAAGTGACCTACCTAAAGATAAATAGTCTCCATATACATTTGTTGCAGTAGCGTTCTGAGGTGGATAAACTGTACTAGCAAAAGATGTTTCTTCTTCACCATTAACATATAATCTCATGCGGTTAGCTTCTGTGCCTTGAGTTGTATCTATAGCTATTATTATATGATACCAAGCCGATGTATCACGGAAAAGTCTATTAGTGTTTAAGTATTTTGCCGCACTTGCTGAATCTGAGAAAAACTGCTGCCATTTAATAGTATCTCCTGCTTCAAAAGATAAATAGCCGTTTGCACCTGAGTTCCAAATTAATTGCTGAACACCTAACTCAGTTCTTTTGCACCAAAAACTAATACTAAAGGTTCTTTTTCTAGCATCAGAAGCGTATGAACTAAAATCAGTCCATTTTAAATATTCAGTATTATCAGCTTCAAACTTAATAGAATTATCAATATCATACCCAGTAGATATACTTCCTCTATTTGCTGCCTGTGTTAAAAATGCCATTTTATGTCTGTGCCATGTTTTGGACGCGTCCGATCTCTTGCCAGACTGATCCGTTATATCTAAATGTGAAAATATCTGTTTTGTTTGCTGTCGCAGTTACAGTTGGTGCTGTACTTGCCGCAAATTCAAAGACTGTATTCCACGCTATTGTTCTTGCTGTTCCACCCTGTGCTAGTTCTACTTGTATAATTGCTCCTTCTACTGCATTACTTGGTGCAGAGAATGTTGTGTTTTCTGTAGTTACGTGATAAGCGTTTGCTGCTGCGGTGGCATCCCACGCGACTGCCGCTGAACTTGATGTTAAGGCTACCTGAGTAATCTTAGCAGAAGTTGCTCCTGTTATAGCACCTGAGAATGTAGCTGCTGAAAAAGTAGTAGGTACAATATTTGCAGTACCATCAAAGGATACACCACCTATAGTTCTTGCGGTTGCTAATGCTGTGGCTGTTCCTGCTAAACCTGAGGTTGCTTGGTTACCAGCTGAATTTACACCTGGTAAGTCAATGTTAGCTGAACCGTCAAAGCTAACTCCACCAATAGTTCTTGCGGTAGTTAATGTAGCTGCTGAGCCTGTTGTATTTTGGTTAAGTGTTCCAACTGTAAAATCTAATGTTCCGTCTAAATCATCATATGCTACTGTAATACCGCTTTCAGTATTGCTTGTAACCATTGCTCCAATTACATCTTGTACTTGTTCTGTTGTTAGTTGTTCAATTAAATCTGATGCTAAACCTTTCTTCAATGCACTATCTGTAGCATCAAATATCATTACATGGTCAGCACTTGCTATTGTTACTTCGGACAGATTTGATATTGCTGTAGCATTTAAACTTGCAGCACTATTTACTGTTGTCTGACTATGTGTCATCACCTCAATAGAAGAACTATTTGGTGGAGCAGTAGAGAATGTTAGTGTTGTTCCTGATACAGAGTATGTATTCTTAAACTGGTATACACCATCTACATATACTTGTGTGTTGTTTTCATGAACTGGATTGAGACTTAGTGTAAATGTGGTGTCTAAACCATCTCCACTAAAGTTGTCTACATTTAATCCATCTCCTTGTATTGCTGCAGATACTGAATGTACTGTTAAAGTACGCCCAGCTACTGGAGCATCTGCCATTGTTAATGTGCTACCACTTACGCTGTATGCTGAGTGTGCTTGATATACACCATCTACAAATACCATTACAAATTTTTCATCAGAAACAGCTTGTGACATGGTAAATGCAACTCGGCTACCATCCGTAGCAGGAGTCGTTGTTCCATCGAATATATCGGTTAAGAAGCCATTCGACCCTCCGCCTCCAACTTCTCCCCAGCTATCAGTATAGCCTTCGAATTTTCCTTCAGTCGTATTATATCGGAACATACCTGCAGCTGGTGATCCAGGTCTTTGTCCAGTTGTTCCGTCTGGCATTCTGAGTGCCCCAGTACCACTAAGTACTATATCGTCTGCAATTTGATCTCCAGTTATTTGATTGTCATCAATATGTCTTGTTAAAATTGAATTCGAAGCAATTTTAGTTGCATCGACTGCGTTGTCTGCTATGTTTGCAACAGTAATTGTGTTCGCTGCAATATCTGCACCTACAATACTTCCATTTACAATGCTTGCAGAAACTACTGAGTTTGCAGCAAGTTGATCTGCTCCAACAGCATCATCTGCTATTTTAGCTTGTGTTACTGCATCAGTTGCTATTTTAGCTGTTGTTATGTTTGCGTCTGTTATGTTTGCGGTTACGATTGCATCAGTTGCTAAAGTAGTAGTAATTGAAATACCTGCTGAACCATCGAAGTTAGCTGTACCTGTTACATCTCCTGCAACTGCTATTGCTCGTGCAGTAGTTAATGTAGCTGCAGAGCCTGTTGTGTTTTGGCTACCTGCGGCGTTTACACCTGGTAAATCTATGTTTGCTGAGCCATCAAATGATACACCACCAATAGTTCTTGCAGTAGTTAATGTAGCTGCTGAACCTGTTGTGTTTTGATTACCCGCTGAGTTAACTCCTGGTAGACTTATGTTTGCTGAACCATCGAATGATACACCACCAATAGTTCTCGCAGTAGTTAATGTAGCTGCTGAACCTGTTGTGTCTTGATTAAGTGTTCCGACTACTAAGTCGATTGTGTTATCTAAGTCTTGGTAGGTTGCAGTAATGTTTGTCTCTGTATTACTAGTAAACATAGCTCCGACTGTGTCGGATACTACTTCTGATAAATCAATATTTGCTGACCCATCAAAAGATACACCATGTATAGTTCTAGCAGTAGCTAGTGCTGTTGCTGTTGCCGCATTACCTGTTGTGTCTTGATTAAGTGTTCCGACTACTAAGTCGATTGTGTTGTCTGCATCTTGATAAGTTGCAGTAATACCTGTTTCGGTGTTAGAGCTAAACATTGCCCCTACAGTATCTGATACTACTTCTGATAAATCAATATTTGCAGTTCCGTCAAAAGAGACTCCATGAATTGTTCTTGCTGTTGCCAGTGCTGTTGCAGTAGCAGCGTTACCTGTCGTACTGCCAGAAGTTCCAGAAGTATTACCTGTTACATTACCTGTAAGATTTCCTTCGATATTTGCTACTAATGTACCTACAGCATATCCTGTACCACTTGTATCTACAGTAGTTGTAGGTGCTGCTTGAGTGTCTTTAAATAATTTCCACTTTCCACTATCACTAGCATCTCTGAATAATCCTGAATAAAGATCTTGAGAGCCACTAGTATCATATAGACCATATAGTCCTATATCTACTGCGTCTGCAGCATTGTTACCACTTGCTAGTGCTACTAGAGGGTCGGCAACTGTAATTGTTGTGCTAGAAACTGTTGTTTGAGTTCCCGCAACTGTTAGATTTCCTGCTATCGTTACGTTAGTAGGTAAACCAATGTTAATTTTGTTATTTGAAACAGTTGTTTCTATTTCGTTTGCAGTTCCTTCAAATGTAAGTGTGTCTGTTCCAACTGTAAGAGTATCATTACTTCCACTGTCTGCTGCTATTGTAAGTACTGAACTTGTAGCTGCTGTACTTGCCGCTGTTATACGTCCTTGAGCGTCTACTGTTATTACTGGGATTGCTGAACTTGAACCATAAGATGCAGCTGTTACTGTAGTATTAGCTAGTTTAGCCGCTGTTACTTGATCATCAGCTATGTGAGCAGTATCAATACTTCCATCAGTATAATGTTCGCTATTAATAGCATCATCAGCTATCTTAGCTCCTGTTATTGCGTCTGCAGCAATGTATCCAGAGGCTATAGCTGTACCTTGCCATACGCCAGTACCGATTGTACCGACTGTTACTAAATTAGCAGCACTTGTAATAGCTGCTTGAGTTCCACCAGTTACTGTAGCGGCTGTGCCTGAAGCATTTCCTGTTACATTACCTGTTAAATTACCAGTAACAGAAGTAGTTGTTAACACCCCTGATAAAGGGTTATAAGTTAATCCTGTATCTGTCTCAATACCTTGTGTTCCTGTTGCTCCATCTACAAAAGCTGGATATACTGTTTCATTTGTACTATTGTTTGCTGAAGCAGTTATACTTGTAGCTAATGCTGCTGTACCTGAAGTATCTTGACTACCTGCTGCATTTACGCCAGGCAGGTTAATGTTGGCAGAACCGTCAAACGATACTCCACCGATTGTTCTAGCAGTTGTAAGTGTTGCGGCTGAGCCTGTTGTGTTTTGATTGCCTACTGCATCTACTCCTGGTAGACTTATGTTTGCTGAACCGTCAAAGGATACTCCACCGATTGTTCTTGCGGTTTCTAAAGTTGTTGCAGTAGCTGCATTACCTGTTGAGTCTTGGTTAAGTGTTCCGACTACTAAATCAATAGTGCCATCAGCATCTTGGTAAGTTGCAGTAATTCCTGTTTCAGTATTACCTGTAAACATTCCACCTGCTATGTCTTGTACTTGTTCTGTGGTTAATCCTTCATCAGTCCCCCAAGCAATATCAGTACCGTCTGATTTTAATACTTGACCACTTGTTCCTAAGCCTAAAGCTGCTGGATTACCTAAAGCATCTCCATAGATTATTTTACCACGAGCAAGACCTGCCATTTTATCGACAGTAACTGCATCATCAGCTATTTTAGCTGTTGTTACATTAACATCTGCTATTTTAGCAGTAGTTACGTTAGCATCTATGATATGACTAGTAGTAATTTGAGCATCATCAATATGTCGGGTAAGTATTGAGTTCTGCGCTATTTTAGTTCCGTCTACGGCGTTGTCTGCTATGTTTCCTGTTGCTACTGTGTTTGCTGCTAATTCTCTGCTAGATATTACATTTTCTGCAATCTTTACTGCTGTTACTGCATTATCTGCTATCAAAGAAGTTACAATAGTATTGGTAGCAATCTCTCTTGCTGTTATGTTATTTTCTGCTATTAAAGTAGAAGTAACAGCATTAATCGCTGGGAATGTATCTACGGGTCTCTTACCTATATATGCCATTATGATTGCTCCATGACTGATACGATTGTATCTATTGAACTGGCTGTATCTGATATTACTTTAACTATATCTCCTGTTTCTAGTACTAGTTTTTGGTCTCCGCCCACTGCTACGAGTGAACCACCTTCAAATACTTCTGCGTTCTTTACTATGTAAAAATGTGCAGAAGCTGAAGTGTCATATACTCGAATACTAACTTTTACAGGGCTAGTACTTGTTACATTTGCACAAGTAAGTCCAATTACAGTTGTTGTTGTTGAGCTTGGTACAGTATAAACTGAAATTTCAGATGTACCTGTAGCTGCTGCGGCAGCGTTTTTGAATGTATTTGCCATATTATTATCCTAGTGCTATTGCGAGTGCGATAACATCATCTTCTACAGCTTGTGCAACGATTGCATTGTCTGTTTTACGAAGATATATCTTTCCGTCGACTGCGCTTATTGCAAGTTCTCCAACATCTATATCACTAGTTGTTGGTGCTGTTGTGTTTTGTATATTTCTTTTTAATTTAATTTGTTGAGACATTAGTTGTATGTTCCTCCATCAATATTTTGATAAGAAAGAGTTGAACCATTTGAAACTAAAATTTGTCCTGAAGAACCTATTGAAGTTAAGCCAGTACCACCATAAGCTGTACCGATTGCAGTTGAGTTCCAAACTCCTCCTGTGATTGTTCCAACAGTAACTAGATTTGCTAAAGTAGTAATTGCAGTCTGAGCTGCTTGAGTAACTGTTGTAGCTGTTGTTGCATTTCCTTCAAAAGTACCTACAAATGTTCCATTTGATCCGCTAAAGACTGAGGAAGTATCTGTGGCATCTGGTATAAATTTAAACTTATTATCTGAATCATCAAATCCAAAGAAACCAAATTTTGGTCCTCCATCGTTATATTTGAATTTTATACCTCTGTCTAGGTTGTCGTCAGAACCACTGGCTCCAATTTCAAATACTGGATCAGCAACAGATACTGTTGTTGAGTTTACAGTAGTTGTTGTACCGCTTACTGTTAGGTTACCTGTAACTGTCATATTGTCATTAACAGTTACTTCTGAAGTTGTGTGACCAATAGATACTGGAACACCAGAGTTTGCTGTACCAATGGCAATTCCGCCTGTAGTATCAGTAGTATCAATATCAATATCATCTGTTGCATCAATATCAAAAGTGCTAACATTCATGTCCATTGCACCAGTTACTGTGAGTCCTGCAATAGTTCCTAAACTTGTAATGTTTGGTTGAGCAGCTGTAGATAAAGTACCTTTTAATTGACCTGAACTACCATAAATCACTGCTTTACCGTTTACAACTGTATTTGCAAGTGAACCATCTAATAGATTGAGTTCTGCTGCTGTTGATGTGATACCGTCTAGTGCTGAGTTAATTTCTGTTGCGGTTGCTGTAACTAGTGTATCGCTTCCTGAAGTACCAAGATATAGTGCTCCTGTTCTTAATTCTGAAGTAGATTTATTTGCATCTACAATTAAAGCTGAACTTGCTGTTGTTGTGCCATGAGCATGGTCTAATAAGTTTGAAAAATAATTACCACCAATTACTGTGACTGCGTCTGAATTTGCTGGGTCACCAATAAATAGGCGTTGTCCCATATTTCCTTGCGTACCTGTTCCTCCAGAGAAAGCTAACTCACCTGCTGCTAAAGAACTTGGAGCTGTGGCTCCTGTCGTTCTTTTAATTTTGATTATGTTTACTGCCATGTTGTTATCCTAGAATGAGCCTCCATCTAGTGTGAAGCTCGTGGGAGAAGATCCCCCTGCTGAGGCAATTGTGTGCCATTCATACCCACCTGAAACTTGTCTATATACAAATAATTCATCACTAGAAGTATTGTACCATAAATCACCTTCGGCTAAATTATCCCCAGATGGTGTGGATGCTTGCCTAAAAAATTGGTCTGCTAAGTCGCCTAATGCGTCTTGTAAGTTGCCCCCAGGAAGTGAACCTGTCGAGGTATAACTAACTGATGTTGCATTTGAAACGGGTATTGCTAAATCTGTACTTGTTGTAACAGTAATTGGATTATCGCTTTGATTTAAGGTAACAGTATTATTTGTTTCATTTACTGTTACATAAGTCGGAGTTTCTGTTACTGTTACTGTGATTGCCATTATCTTGTTACTTCAGGCGTAACTGTTACGTTTCCTTGAAGAATTCGGGTTACTGCTCCTGCTCCTGAAGTAATCTCCACATCATATACATATATTGCTTCTTCAATAGCTGAAGTTTGAGTATTAGTTAATGAAAGAGTTATTTGCCCAGAACTGGCATTACTTACTGTTCCCGTAATGGTAGCAGCAATACTAGATGAATCGTGTGTCGATCTCATCTGAGAGGCGACAGAATACCCAGTCAAATTCATTGCTGAGCCGTTTTCCTGCAAAGTCAAGACTCGACTAAAAGTTGTCCCCTGCTCTATTGTAAAATTATATGTTCCTGCTGACATTTTTCTATTACCTCCAATCTGTTAATTATACCAAAAATTTACCAGCGATGTCAAGAACTGTTTTTCGAATGTATCATCATTAGACATCACTTTCCTCGTACGTTACGATAGCATCTATTGAAGAATCCACAGTGCTCAAAACTGTTATGTAGTCGTTTGCACTCATTGATAAAGTTCCACTACTACTTATAGCTATGTGTTTTTGTCCTTTATCTAACACTCCGTTTTTTATAAAGTATAC